CGTAATAACCGGCACGGCGGGCAATGGAGCGCAGCTTCACCAGCATGTCCCGATTCATCAGCAGCATGGAGGGAGTACCGTCCAGGCAGCTGATAAAGCTGTCCATTTCGTCCAGGAAGGCATTGTAATTGTTGTCCAGCTCCTGGGAGGTGGTCAGACTGATCTGGCTGGTGATCTCGTTGGTAGTGCCGGACAGCAGCTTCTTCAGACCGTCAAAGGTGCCGGTCACATAGCCTGCACCCTCAGCCTCACCGGTGCCGTTGATCACCAGGTTGTGGAAATAGTTGGCAGTTGCCTTGATCTTCTGTTCTGCCTGGAAGGCCAGCTCATTGGCTGCACCGGCAGTGTTCTGCAGCACTCTGTCCATCTGGAAAGAGCCGCCCATAATGATGGCATTGGCAGTTTTCTTTTCCTTCTTTGCCTCGCCGGGGGTGTATTCACCGTTGATGGTTCGCACGGATGCGGTAGAGGGGGTCTTCAGCTGGATGTAACCGTAGGTCAGGGTACTGCCGCCGGTACCGGGAGAGATCACATTGTCAAAGACCATATTGTCCAGCAGCAGAGAGCTGCGGCGGAACATATCCACGATCTGCTGATCGACCTTATCGGCCATGCCGACCTTTGCTTCTGCAAGTGTAATTGCCATAGTTAATTACTTCCTTTCGTTTTCAAATCGTTCTCGTAACGCACCTGCCAAAGTCGCAGGCGCTCTGGTTTCCTTGCCTGTCTGTGCACCGGTGCCTCTGGCATACAGGGGGGGCATCTGGCTTTCAAACAGGTAACCGCTGTCCTTTTTCAGTTCCTCCAGCGCCGCATCCACAGCTGCTCTGGGATCGTCACTGGATTTCAGCGTCTGCAGATCCAACAGCGCCGCAATGGCTTTGTGGGATCTGCCCTTTGCCTGGGAGATCGCCGCCGACAGCGTTGCCGCAAACTCCCGTTCTGCCAGATCCTTGGCATACTCCGTCTCTTTCTGTGCCAGTTGTTCCTGCAGCTGCAGGATCCGGGCATCCTTCCGTTCTGTTTCCGCCACAGTTTTGTAGTTACTGTGCAGCTCCCGCTCGAATTCCTCCCGCTTTTCCTCCGGCACAGCGATCTCCAGCGCCTCCAGGATCTCATAAATGTTTTTCATACGTACCTCCTAAAGATGTTTATTCCGGCTCTCCCGGCATGGTCGGTGAGGTGATAAACGACACCTCCGGCGTAATTATGAAAAAAGCGCGGCAAACTTCATGCCGTGCTTCCGTCATCGGGCATATAAAGGGTTCTGATCCTTTGAAGATCCTCTCCGGTCTCCACCGGCAGATTAAACCGCCAACCCAGGGCAATTTCCGGCTTCAGCATACCCGCTTCCACCATCTCCACATACCGGCTCCAAGTCTTATCTTCGTCATAGAGTGTACCGTTGCCCCAGTCGATGGTCACCATCTCCTCCCGGATCTTGTCCAGCTGGTACAGTTCTGCCAGGCGGCTGCACAGTTTCACGGTCTGCTGCACCGCCTGCTCCCACATCTGCTGGAATCCCATAACCGTCAAACTGTAGTCACCTGCGCTGGAAGCGATCTCCGTTGCGGTTCTGTCTTCCATGTTGGTGTCCGACAGCATACCACGCTTCAGGCCCACGATGCTTTCCACATTCCGCAGATACTCCTGCTTTCTGGCAAGGTATGACTGCTCCCGCAGTTCCGGAGAAAAAACTGTCAGACCCACATGCTCCGGGTCCTCATCCAGACCCACGAACAGATTATCCGTCAGCGTCCTTCCCCCCATAGGATCCTTTCCCAGCAGATCTGCCGATGCAATGATCCGGCTCTCTCCACGGCTGAATTCTCCATTCATCTGCGCTTCATTGCGGTCGATGTTGCGGATCAGACCCGCCGCCGCAGCATATACCGAAACGCCGTCCGGCGAACCGTCCACGCAGTTGAGCATGGGTGTCCGCATCCGTACCAATCCCAAAGATCCCATAGGGATCTCATACCGGTACTGCTCCTCCAGCGATGCATACGCCGGATGGGCCTGCAGCGGCACTGCCGCGCCCAAAGACTGGGCCGAATGGGAGCGGAACAGTCTGTACGAAATGGTCAAATACCCTTCTTCATCCAGCGTTCTGCGTTCCAGCAGCGTATAGTAATGCTCTCCCCGAACAGACTGTTCCGCCATCCCCATATCCGTGGGATTTCCCTCTCCATCCCTGCCGAAGATCAGCACATTGTTTCTGGGGATCAACGTAAAGGAAAACCCCTCTGTGCCGGGGCATGGCTTGATGTAACACTCGCCGCCCACCAGCGCCAGCTGGACTGCCGTTTTCTTCTGTTCGTCCAGATTTTTCAGCAGCCGCACCACCGCAGGGTCCTTCGCTGTGGTTCTGTACTCGCCAAAAACGGTCTTCACCAGCTTATCCACCACCGCATAGGCGATCCGCTGACAAGGGTCCGATGTTGCATCCGCCTGTTTTCTGTAGTAAAGATCAAACCAGTCTTCAATGGCCTGCTTCATCGGTGCAGTTGTCTTATCCCAGGCGCTGAAAGCCGCCTCATACTGATAAATACTCATGCTTCCCCTCCCCGGTTGTAAATGCTGATCCGCTTCCCGGCCCGCAGACCTGCCTGCAAGCCCTCAATATAGGCCTCCAGCTCCCGGATCTTCCGTGCCTGCCGGGACACCTCCGCCTGCAGGCGACGGTTATCCGCCAGGACCGTCTCTTTGGCCCACATCGGCAGAAAGCGATCAGTCAGCCATTTTTTCATTCCAAATACCTCCAAGTCTTTCCTTGATACCTTGATCTCTGCGCAGGATGGTGGTGCAAAAATATCGGATGTCATCCATGGCATGATCATGCTCCTTGCAGGGTCTGTCCTGCTCCGCCTTTTCTTCCCAGCGGTAAAGTCCGAATTCCCGGATGGTGTCCTGGCAGGACGCACCGATCCGGATCACCTCCGCCTGAAGCATTGTTGCCACCAGACGGATCCCGGAAAGCACCTCATTTTTTGCTTTCCGCACCGAAAACAGTCCGTGGGCGCGAATGGTGGCAATAAAAGAAGCTGCCGAAGGATCAACCACCACCGTTTCGATGGGAAGACCCTCCGCCAGCTTCACCAGCGCCCTGTAATATTCTTCATCTGTACGCATCACGCCCCGCTCCCGTCCGCAGTAATAGTATTCCCTTAGCCGTACCGCAACACCGCCGCTGACGCACCAAAGGCCCGCAGAAAAAGGGTTCTGTGTACCGTAGTCCACAGAAATATAGTATTTCCCCCGGCTGGGCAGTACCTGGGTCACATGCTTTTGCCGGTCAAACTGATACACAAGTCCCTGGGCCACACACCATTGCCCCAAAATATACCGCCGGTAAAACACCCCATGGTACATTTCTTCATACCGCTTTCGGATCGCTGGGTCCAGTCCCGGATTGTCCTCCATGGAAAACTGCAGCCGCAGCAGATTCTTCCGGGATGCCTTTCGTATCCATTCCTTGTAAAACCAGTGTTCCGGCCCGGCAGGATTGCAGTTGAACCACAGCTTTGACCCGGGCACCGAGCATCGGGCGCTGGCCTGCTCCACAAAACTTCTGGGCATCAGCGCCACCTCGTCCAGCAGCACACCGGCCAGGGTAATACCCTGGATCAGCTGATACGACCTTTCGTCCTGCCCGCCAAACAGATAATACACATTGATGTTGCCCTTTCCGTTGGTCACCACCAACTTGTTCTCACTGCGGCACTCGGTAATATCCAAAATACCGCCCAGCCAGGTCTGCAGATGCAGAATCACATTCCGCCGCAGCGACGCAATGGTCTTTCCGCAGATACCAAAGGTGCATCCGTTGAAGTTGGCCATGCTCCATAGAAAAAAGCCGTCTGCCATGCAGACGGTCTTGCCGGAGCGGATTGCGCCATCACAGATGATGCCGTCAAACTGTTTCATGTCCGGCCTGTTCCACCAGGTCATGGCCAACAGCTGCCGCTTGCTGAAGTTCCGGTATATCATGGATATCCACCTCCTCCCGGGTAGCCTTGAGGATGGCCTCCAGCAGATTGTTCTCTTCCTTTTCCTCTCTGGACAGTTTACCTTCAAACAGTCCCATGTATTTCCCCAGCAGTTCCAGCGCTTTCAGCTTATCGTAGAATTTCACCCGGATCCCATTGCTGGTCCGCTCGATGGAAGCAATTGCCGCACTGGCCTCCGGCTCTAACTCCTTTGTGGATCTCAGCAGCAGCGTATCGTTTTCCACGCATAAAAAATCGGTGACTCTGGCAAAGCCGATAGCCGCCAGTTCACCGATCACCTGTTCTCCGGAAACACGCTTCCGTTTTCTTTTTGCCATACCGCCCTATGCATCCCCTCCTAACGTTTTGGTTTTCTGTCTTCGGTGCTACCATACTAACACATCCAAACCGAAAAGTCTTCCCGTTTTTTTCCCAACCTTATGAAAATACAAACT